ATAACCCAGGCGTGAATTATTAGGCTATGACAGACATAAGTGCCGACGTTAAGCAGTTTGCAGATGTTTGGAGCCAACTCACCCCACCACAGCGGCGATTTGTTGTCGCCATGCAAGAATACCCCACCAAGAAAGAAGCGGCCGTTGCTTTGGGTATCAGCCCAAACACGGTCTACAATTGGCCGTCTGTTGTGGATGACGCCATTGTCATTGCAACAAACAATGTGGCGCTTGCTACATTAGGCATCATTACAGCCAATGCAACAAAGGCGGCTATGGTCAAGGTCAAAGGGATGGATAGCTACGACGAAAAAATAGCGCAGGCGGCTGCAACTGAAATACTTGACCGCAATATAGGCAAACCAGTACAGCGGCAAGAATTGAGCGGGGCAGATGGGAACGCCTTGACGATTGTGATCAACTATGCAGACGATAGCCCTAACAATACCTAGACCCTTCCCCTGGCAATCACAGGTCAAGCGTGAGGCAAAGCGTTTTAACGTCGTTTGCATTGGGCGGCGGGCTGGCAAGACCTCACTGGGGAAAATCATTCTAGCAGATGAGGCGTGCTTACGTTATCCCGTTGGCTGGTTCAGTCCGACATATAAAGACATGTTGGAGGTGTGGCGCGACTTGGTGCAAACCTTTGCCCCTATCATTACCAGACAAAACGCCAGTGAGCGACGTATAGAATTGATTACCGGCGGCGTGTTTGAGTTTTGGTCATTGGACAACCCGCAGGCGGGGCGCGGCCGTAAGTACAAAAGAGTTATCATAGATGAGGCGGCTTTTGTGCCACACTTGCTAGACATTTGGAATTATGCCATACGGCCTACACTTGCCGATATGGAGGGGGACGCGTGGGTATTCTCCACACCAAAGGGACGCAATGGATTCTACGCTATGTGGATGCTGACCCTAAACGACAGCGAATGGAAGGGCTGGCAAATGCCGTCTACCGTTAATCCCAATTTACCCGTTAAAGAGTTGGAAGCGCTCAGGGCAACAATGCCCGAACGGGTATATAGGCAGGAAATTCTAGCGGAGTTTATTGACGATGCCGGCGGCGTGTTTAGGCGGGTAATGGAGGCGGCGACGGCTGCACCACTAGACAAGGCGGAACCGGGCAAACACTACGTGGCAGGTGTGGACGTTGCTACCGAAGTTGATTTTACGGCCGTAATCGTCATGGACGCGGTGACAAAAGAGATGGTGCATATAGACCGGTTCAACCGCGTAGACTTCCCAACATTGGAAAATAGACTGGCGGCGGTATATGACCGTTTCAAGCCGTCGCCCATGATAATCGAATCCAATAGCATTGGTTTATCGGTTATTGACCACATGAGGCAGAAAGGCATAACCGTACAGGAGTTTGTGACAACGGCCGTTACCAAAACCGAGATTATCCAAAACCTACAGGCGGCCTTTGAGCATGACGCTATCAAGATACTACCTGACAATGTACTGGTGAATGAGCTTCAGGCATATGAGGGGCAGCGTATGACCACCTATTACAAATATGGCGCTCCTGACGGTATGCACGATGATACGGTGATGGCATTGGCTTTATGCTGGTATGGGGTGAACGGCCGTGTCTCCACTATCCCGAACCCGTTTTATAACTAGAGGAAATTATGAGCATAATTGACGATATTCGCAGACGGCTATCCAGTTGGCTACTTATCAACGAAACGCTGGACATGGACTATGTCCAGAAGCTCGTCAAAAGCCAGATGAGCCATGAGTATTACCAGGGCAACCAGGCGCGGCAGATTCAAACGAAGCCTATGCAAGCTGACGATAACTTAACAACCAACTACACCAGCCTGGTTGTAGACCGTTCCCTCTCCCTCTTGCTAGGGGACGGCGTTCGCTTTGACGTTGACGGTGACGGTGACAGTCCACAGCAGCTATATCTTGACGCTGTTTGGGATGCAAACCGGCGGGATATTCTATTGCATCGCGCCTGCTTAAGTGCGTCACTCGTTGGCACCGGCTACCTTAAAATCGTACCACGTGGTGACGGGCAACTGCCCCGCCTCATTGCCCTTGACAGCCGTTGGATGTCAGTTGAAACGATGCCCGATGATATGGACGTGGTTGCCTCTTACACCATGCGATACAACGTCAAGGGTGGGCAGGATACCATTGCCAAGAAAGAAGTCACACGGCGAGAGGGGCAAGCGTGGATGATTGAATACTGGGAGAACCGCAAATCAACAAGCTGGCAATGGTCTATGGTGGACGCTATCCCCTGGCCTTACCCATTTCCACCCATTGCCCATTGGCAGAATTTACCTGCTTTGGATGTTTACGGCCGTAGTGACGTAGAGGACACGCTCCCTTTGCAAGACCGGGCTAATTTCGTGAGTGGTAACATTAGCAAGATTATCCGTTACCATGCACACCCTAAAACATGGGGAAGGAATATCAATTTAGGGCCAACGCAGTCTTGGGGCGGGGATGAGATGGTAACCGTTCACGGTGACAACGGATTGATACAAAACCTTGAGATGCAATCCGACCTTGCCAGTAGCGAACGATATTTGATGGGCTTGCGACAGTCCTTGTTCGACATTAGCCGAACGGTAGACATCAGCAGTATGGCTGACAAGTTAGGTGCGCTAACCAACTTTGGGTTACGCGTCCTCTTCATGGACGCAATTGCTAAACGTGACACTAAGCGGTCATTGTTTGGCGAGGCATTGGAGCAGATAAACGGCCGTCTGTTAGCATTGGCAAACATTGACCAGCTACCAGTGGCTAACGTGTGGAGCGATACGCTACCACGCAACAAGAAGGATGACATTGAGGCATTAAACGGCGAGTTGGCCGCCGGGCTGGTTAGCAAACGCACGGCAAGCGGTGAGATGGGGCGGGATTGGCAGCAGGAAATGGAACGTATGGAAGAAGAACAGGCGGCACAGGAGAACGTGGGGGCATTAGCTATCCGTTCGTTTTTTAATCAAGGCGGGGCATGATGGCAATAAATGAGGAGTTCGACAACAGGCTAATTAACATCTTTGACGTTGGGCGATACGACTACATTAGAAGTTGCGGCGATACCTATAGTGTTGTTTATACATTTTATGGACAAGGTGTGCCATTCAAAGGGGAGCGGGTTGTTATTGGGGAAATGGTACTAACAAAAGAAACCTTTAGCCTAATAACAAATCATTACTATAACAACGTGCAAGACGTTGCTGGAATGATGCAAATCGCTAACATCGCGTCACACGTAGTCAAGACCTTAGTTGCAAAGGGCGATTGCTTTACTCTTGAATTTGACAATGCCTGACTCCCCCATTCTGCAAACTGTTGACCAGCAACGCCGTCAAATTGAGGCGGTAGACGCGCAGACGTTAGAGCGCGTTGCCCGTGCCTATGCGGTCATTGCGAAACGGCTGGAACGTGAGCTTGAGGCGTTGGTATTGCAACTGGAAAAAGAGGGACAATTGAGCAAACGGGAATTGTTGGCATCATCTCGTTACCGTATCCTCATGGAACAAACCCAACAGGAGCTACAAAAATACACCGGCTACCTGACCGTCGAATTGAATACGGCCGTCGGTGCCGGGATTGACGTGGGTAGCCAGCACGCCGGGCAGTTGCTTAGCACCATCATAGCGGGGAACGGTAGCATAGCGGCGCGGTTTGCCTACCTGCCACGAGAGGCAATAGAAACGCTACTCGCCTTTCTATCCCCCAATTCGCCACTATACAAACGGATTCAGGAGATTGCTCCATTCACGGCCGAACAGGTGTCACAAACGATAATAGAGGGCGTGGGCATCGGGAAAAACCCACGTGAGATTGCCCGTCAGGTGACAAACGCCTATGGCATGGGGTTAACTAATGCCATGCGGCTGGTAAGGACGGCGCAACTATGGGCATATCGTGAAGCAAACCGGGCACAGTTCGCGGCGAATAGTGACATTGTTACCGGCTGGTATTGGCACGCCAAACTAGACAGCGGTACGTGTCTATCGTGTATCTACCAGCACGGCAAGTTTTATCCGCTCACAGAGACATTAAACGACCACCATAACGGCCGTTGTGCTATGGTGCCTGGCGTTAAAGGTTTCCCCCCCCCATTCGCCCAGGATGCGGGGGAACAATGGTTCAATAGCCAGCCGGAAAGCGTACAGCGTAGCATGATGGGCAAAGGACGCTATGAGGCATGGGCGGCGGGCAAGTTTGACCTGAGTAAGATAACGAATATCTATGAGGATGACATTTACGGCCGTATGCGGCGTGAATCTACACTGAAGGAGCTATTAGCCAATGAGTGATTACATTAGCACCCTGCCCGTACAAATTGAATACCGCGTTGAACGGCCGTCCATATCAGAAGAACGGCGGCGCGACTTAGAATTTCAGCGACGGCAAGCGATTGCCCTGGTACGCTTCTGTGACCAGGAGCTATATGGACGCAATGACCACACAATACCGCTTAAACAGCGATAATTGACACACTGTCGAATAACGCCTTATAATGGGCGTAATTGAATATCACCCCCTGGTGAATACCATGCGGTGCAGAGTCTAACGATTCTGCACCGCTTTTGTTTTTGGGAGACTTTCCGAGATGGAAGAAACACCGGTCGAGATGACCATACCAACAGCCGAGATGGTTGCGGCCGTGCCAGAGATAGCAACGGCCGATACATCTAACGACTTGGAGAAGATGCAAGCGGCACTCAAAAAGGCCAATAATGAGGCGGCGAAATATCGTAAACAGGTAGAGGCATTAGAGACAGCAGACAATCAACGTAAACAGGCTGAACTTTCCGAGATGGAAAAGCTACAGCTAGAATTGAAGCAAACCAAAGAACGAGCCGATGCCCTTACCCGTCAATCAATGCAAATCACAGCCGCGCAAAAGGCAGGGCTACCCGTAGACCTGGCAAGCCGATTGGTAGGTGGCACACAAGAAGAAATGGAAGAAGATGCTAAGTCTATCCTCGCACTCATCCCAAAACCTACCGCTCCGGCTATTGGCACAACGAATCCCGCAGGCGCTTCTCCTCAAACTGAAACCAGAGAACAGCGTTTGAAACGCCTCGGTTTCGCTTAAGAGGACAATACTATGGCAATGAACACTTACGCAACCGTTTCGGCGTTGGCGCAAGACATCCAAGACGACGCTATTTTTATCGTGCGTGAAATGGGTCTTATGCCAAGCCTGGTGACGGTCTTTAATGATGCTAGTGGGCTTAACCCTCGCAAGGGCTACGCTTACAACAGTGGCACGGCGCGGGTCATTGGAGAAACTGACGACCTGAGTTCCGATGCCTTCACACCGGCGGCCGACCAGACGCTAACCCCGTTTGAAATTGGCGAGCAGTTCTTTGTCACCGATTCCCGCGTGGAATCTGAATTACCTGAGAACTGGCGCAATGATGCAAGCCAAGAGTTGGGTTTAGCCGCGTTGGACAAAATCGAGACTGATTTGGTTGGCGACTTGGCAAGCTTTACCGGGGGCACTATCGGCACGGCGGGCAGCGTTATCACCTGGGGCTATGTAGCTGCGGCGATTGCCGTGGCACGTAACGCCAATAAGAACGCGGCCAAACCGCTGACCTGTGTCATTCATGGCTACCAATGGTCAGTACTGGCTAAAGCCGCAAGCGTGGCCGGGGCAAGCGTGGTCAATGCGCCCGCCTTCCAAGACCAAGTTACCCGTACCGGCGGCGCGTCTGTTATGGTGGCTACCTTCATGGGTGTGCCGATTTACCAGACATTTCAGGCGGCTGACGGGTCAGGCGACTTTACCGGCGGTGTATTCCCCCGCGAAGCGTTAGCGCTTGACTGGCGACGGCCGATTCGTATTGAGCCGGAGCGCGATGCTTCACGTCGAGGCACGGAATTGAACATGAGCGGCGTATATGCTCATGGTGTTTGGCGGCCTGCGCGTGGTGTCAAAATGATTTTTGACGCTACGGCCCCAACGAGTTAAGGAGGATTGAATAATGGCACAAGAAACATTCGCTTTAGCTATCCCTTTTGATACCCTCAGCGGTACGCAAAAGTTACCAGCCTATCTCAATCCCTCCAGCCCTGATTATGGTGGCATCACCATTGTCAGCGGTGTGGCTAACTTCTCAGGCACGTCAAACTTTACTCTTGTCACCATGACCAACGTTGGTACACCGGTAGCTAATGGGACAATCTCTGCGGCTAATGGTGGGACTGCGACTGTAGGCGTTCCCTATGCCTTGACCATCTCTGATGGTTGGGTAGACAGCGGCGAATACATCGGCATCCAATCCAACAGTGGCACGGCGTTATCTGGCCTGATTACTTTGACCTACGTTATGGGGCGACAGGGCTAAAACCCTGCCGTCTATGCCCGGCTAGGTTGTACAGCCGAAAAGGGACGCTCCCACCCCTGCCGGGCATTACCAGGGAGATACACCAGGGAGGGTGTATGTAATGAAATTTAATTGGCTAAGCAACGCGCCGTGGGCTAATACAGGCTACGGCAACCAGACACGCACTTTTGTTCCCCGCTTGAAAGCCGCCGGGCATGACCCCGCTATCACCGCCTTCTACGGATTGGAGGGCGGCATTCTTCACTGGGACGGCATACCCGTCTACCCGAAAGCCTACGACATTTGGGGCAATGACATAGCGGCCAGCCATACCAGATGGCACGAGAGCCGCGTTCTCATCTCATTGATTGACGCATGGGTGCTAAATGCCGACATGCTCCAATTGCACGGTGTTCGCTGGATTCCATGGTTCCCCATTGATACCGAACCGCCATCAGCCGCAGTTGTACGTTCAGTTCGTAAGGCTTACCGTCGGCTGGTATTCTCGAAGTTTGCCCAGCGTCAAATTGAGGCGGCGGACTTGGAGTGTACCTATATCCCGCATGGCGTGGACACGGCCGTCTACAAGCCACATGACCAACTGGACGTAAGAGAAAAGTTAGGGCTACCCAATGACCGATTTATTGTCGGCATGGTGGCAGCCAACAAGGGCTGGCCTTGTCGCAAAGCGTTTCCTGAAGCCATAGCCGCGTTTGCCGATTTTAAGAAGCGACGGCCGGACGCCTTGCTATATCTCCACACCATGAAAGCGGAGCAAAACCAAAACCAGGGCGTTAACCTGCCCGAACTGTGCGACATGAATGGATTACAAGAGGGAACGGATTACCGGTTTCCCG